TGGCGAGTTCGCACCCGAGCGATGGGAATTGTCAGCTGAAGAATGGGTAAAGATTGTTAAGAACCGAACAATAGAATTTCTTCACGCGAATGGGCATTCGAGTGAGCTATCAAGTGGTTGATGATGTTGCGAAAGCTTTTAGGAAATGTAGGAAGATTTGGTGGCCCCTGCTGGGTTTGAACCAGCGACCAAGCGATTATGAGTCCCAATTTGAAGCGAGTAAAATCAGTAACTTACTGATTTTAATATTTTCTTTAGGCCGAATAGTGATGAAAAGTGGCACATAGCGTTGCGCTCTGCTGCCACTTTGCTGCCAACTTTCTTATGGCGTCAATCTTTCCATGGGATGCACTAAATTGAAGCTATACCAAACAACACCTCTTACCATCGGATGTGCAAAGCTCTTATCAAATTTTTTAGGAATTGGCTTGTAAATTCTAGTTGCTGATCATACTTGCCCGCCCATTATTTAGGAGAGCAAGTTAAGATGTTAATTTATTCACGCTTTAAAATTAACATTTAATTGATAATTAGCCTAAAATTCTATTTCCAAAGAGCTGAGTTGATTTTATTAATAATTTTATCATTGGAGGCATGCCCCTAGTTAGTTCATCTAAAGTAGGAGTTCGCTTACTTGCTTCTGTCAGTATTGAACGCAAAAATTCAACTTCAGGATCGAGCGCAATTTCTTCATCTAATGCTTTAAGCTTTGCTGTTACTTCTTCTAGTTCTAATAAACTAGTTCTAATAATCTCATTTTTGTTTACTTCTGATATAATGCGTCTTTCATTGTAGTTTATTTGCTCTCTAAAAAATAAAGCCATGCTTGCTTTTTTAATCAGCAATTCCATCTCTTTTCTTCTCCTCTCAAGATCAATGATTTCTACTTGAGTTGAGTTTTTATTTGTTTGTAATTCTTTGAGTTCTCCAACAGTTTTAGTTATAGACATCAGTGACGAGGTTTCAAGCTGTTCTAAATCTGATTGTGTAATCACTGGCTTCGTGAGAGCATAAATGCAGACTACCGTCATTATAAAGCCAACGATTGCCATTCCGTTTAAATAATATGTGAGAAGGAGTTTTTCTAAATAAACCAATATTCCTCCAATGATAAAGTAAGCTACGCTTAATAAAACTAGTATGTTACAAAATTTTCTCACTCTGACTTCCTTAAGTTATTGTCAAAATATGAATGAAATTATTCTCTAAATTGTCAACATAGAATGGTTTCATTCATTTATTCAACCAGTAAGTGACATTTAAAATAAAATATGTGTAATAGCGGTGATTCTATTAGCTCTTTCATCATAGCTCAATGCTATTTAGTGGATTTAGCAACATCGCTTCTGATAAATGGTCCGGCGCAAAGTGTGCATAACGCATCGTCACCTTAATATCTGTATGCCCCAATATCCGCTGCAGCACAAGAATATTACCCCCGTTCATCATGAAATGAGACGCGAAGGTGTGGCGTAAAACGTGTGTCAATTGCCCAGCAGGTGTCTCGATACCAGCGCGTTGCATGGCCTTTCTGAAGGCTGAATAGCATGGTTTAAAGAGCACCTGTGCTTTTCTGCTGGATGGCAGATCAGCCTGTAATTTTTCAGTTATCGGCACCGCTCGGTTTTTCTTGCCTTTAGTTTTCACGTAGATGATCTGACCGGCGCGGATTTGGTTTCCCTTTAAGCCTTCTGCCTCACTCCATCGTGCGCCAGTTGCCAGGCAGATTTTCACAATGGTAGTTAGGTCTTTGGATCGGCTGTTCTCACATTCGGCAATGAGTGTTCTGATTTCCTCAATGGTGAGATAAGTCATCTCCGATTCACTGATTTTAAACTCTCGCACGTTCTCTAACGGGTTGGGTGCGGTCCATTCATCTAACCGGCGTAGCTCGTTAAACATCGCCCTAAAATATGCCAGCTCTAAATTAACAGTGCGCGGCGTAACCGTCTTCACTCGACTGGAGCGGGTGATCTTCCCGCTTAACCGCTGCTCGCGATAAGACGCAAAAATTTTCGCGTTAAACTCGGTTGCGAGTGGGTTTCCCATAGCGTCGCAGGCGAACGCCATTGTGGTTCGCCGCTTCTCACCATCCGCCAACGTAATTCCATGCGTATTGAACCACAATTCAACCAGCTCAATTACTCGCCGCTTATCTGCTTTCTCTCCCAACCAGGGCTTATCTTGAGCCTGTTCTTTTACGAACTTCTCATAGGATTGTGCTTCGCCCTTCGTCGCAAACTGGCGGCGAATCCTTTTGCCGTCACGGCCGTTTGGGAAAACCTGTGCCTGCCATTTCCCGTTGGGTAATTTGTTTATCGCCATTCCATGCCTTAAAGGTATTCGGTTCGGGTGATAACTTTGCCTAAAACTACGATGTCACTTGATTGGCACTCAAATGACGATTTCCCATTCTCGACACGTATTCTTCCACCGGGAAAACGTACCAGTTCTCGGATGCTGACTATCTTATCAATCTCGATAAGCCATAACCCATCGACGATCTCGCCTTCATAGGTATCAACCAAATAAGTGCTTCTATCTGCGTTGATCACAAACGGGGCATTCAAGCCTTCGGGTAGTGATGCTTTATCCAGAATGAAATCATCCATAACTTCTAAAATCCCATTTGAGATCTTTTTGTGTGTGGCAATCACAACACGGGATTCCTCTACTTCCATAAAGCGTGCACCTTTACCTGTTGTAAGCCAGGTTAGCGATGCTCCTGTTTCAACATGGCAGATGATCACCCAGTCAGCAGGGAAGGTATCGCGGGCTGAACGGTTGGCTAGCGTGCTTTGCGAAACGCCCAAATGGGTGCATAGCGCCTGACGGCTGCTGAATCCGTACGCTTCAACTAAGCGAAGAATCGCGTCTTTACCGCCCCGGTTACTCTCTACCGCTTCACGAACCACTTTCGCATCATGGCGATTTGTGTTTTCTTTCGTTGACATATCCGATTTGTGATCCTATTCTTCGGTCTGTGATGAGATGAATAGCGTTTAATAGTGAGATCTAATACCTAAACCGAGGAATACTGCATCATGACCCGTAAACTTTCAATGCGCCCATCAATCAATCTCGTGATTTCGGAACCGTACATTACTGTCGAAGAGTTCTGCCGTCGCACAGGTTACAAGGAAGGCACCGTCCGCCAGATGTACCGCGAAAACCGTTTGCCCATCAGGAAGAAAGAGGGCTTAAACGGACTTATCGAAATCAACATGGTTGCTCTCACTATCGAAGCCGCTGCTGGCTGCGAAATCACAATGCAGGCTTGATGCATCCATATTGGGATAACGTGAGGTATTAAGCATGTTTGATTTCAGTGTCTCCACACATAGCCATTTTGATGAAGCATGCCGCGCGTTTTCCGCAAAGCACAACATCATACTGCTGGCTAATAAGGCGGGGCTTAATCCGCAAACCATCCGTAACAAGCTAAACCCGGATCAGGTCCATCAGCTTACCGTTCGTGAAATGCTAATCCTGACCGACCTGACGGAAGACTCAACGCTGGTAGATGGCGCATTGGCTCAACTGCAATGCCTGCCATGTGTGCCAGTGAACGAAGTTGCGCAGGAAAACTTACCGGCTTATGTCCTCAAAGCTACCGCCGAAGTCGGGCAGTTGGCTGCTGACGTAGTCAGTCAGAAGAAATTTACCTCGGCCTGCCGACGCGGATTTGTGCAGAACGTTAACGCTGGCATTCGTTGCCTGACCCTAGCTGCGATAGCCGTTCAAGCGCGCGTGCATTCAAACCCTGCAATGGCTGGCACTGCCGATGTGTTAAGCGGGATCGGCGCATCGATAGGGGTGGTTTAGTTATGGCGTTTTCAGTGGCACCGCTTTTAAAACGGCAAAGCCCTTCACATGCATTCGGTCACGGCTGGATTGCAACTGAAAATGGCAGGCGCTGGCACCCGGCAAACTCTCAAGCCGAATTGCTGGCAGGTTTAACTGGCAACAGGAAAAAAGCGACATGGCTTACAAAGCTGAAAGCATCACTGTTCAAATGAACGCCGGGCAGCGAGTTAGCGCGCTTAATCATATTGCCGCACTTCGCACCATGATGTACGGCGATTGCGATAATGAGCTAAAGCGATTCATCAGTGATATGCGTAATACTCGTGATCCACAGTACGAACAAAATAACCGAGCGATGAGCGCCATTTTCTTTTTGGCAAACATCAATAAAGAACGTCACAACGTTGAATACAGTGAATTGACGAGTAACGAAGTTACCGCGCTGATAGGTGCAATGAATCACTTTCGCGCAGTCGTGAGTTTATTTCCCAAGAAGCTAACGCTTCCAAATTAATTAACCCGAAAAAATAAATGGCGTAAACCCGCCGGGAATTTTTTTGCCCAAATTCTGGAGAGAGTTAAATGCGAAATATTGAAACCCGAAATTTTGAAGCCGATGCAGAAGTTTTAAACGCGATGCTGAGTAAGGCCAAAAGTGAGCAGCGATCAGATGATGCGCTGGCCGTATCCGTCCGCCTAGCAGCATTAGCGATTCACGCAAGAAACAAAGAAATGTCAGCTGCTGAAATTATCGAACTGCTGGACAAAGAATCCGTGCGCTTCGAGAACCAATCACGGGAGCTGCACTAATGGCCGACTCAATGGATCTGGTTCAACAGCGCGTCCAGGAAGAACTGGCGCGCAATCTGGCAACGGCTATTCACCGTCCTGCAGGAGCGAGTGAGTTTTTCTGCCTGTCATGCGATGCAGCTATCCCAGAAGCGCGTCGCCGAGCGTTGCCGGGTGTCGAGCTGTGCGTTACCTGCAAAGAGATTAGCGAACTGAAAAGCGTGCATTACAAAGGGGCCGCGCTGTGAGAGTCCAGATTGGTGATCGCTATGCAGTGCGTGCGTTGAAATCCAGTGAGCCGGGCAAGCCGCAACAGTTGGTGCTGGAGAAATTCAGCTGGCTTGAGATTGATGGTGTCCGTCAGCGCGTGCCGCAAACCATGGCCGTATATGAGTCGGCAGTGCTCCTCATGCGCGATTTGGCTGCTGATGTGATTGGTCGCCTTGTTTTGCGCGGGCAGATGAACACAACCGCGGGCTTTGTGGCGGAAACTCGCCGCATTGCTGAGTTGGTCGAGGCTGCAGTGCAAGAGCTGGCTGAACTTCAGGCCGCGCATGTCTGAAAGCCTTCCTGATCTCCTTACTGGTGAATATCACGCCGTAAATCAGCAGCGGCGTGAAGTCTTTGGCATGTCCGCTCCGGCGGATATGTCCCTTTCTGAGCGCCGTCTCTGGAATGTGAATCCAGAGGACCACAACTGGCGCAGCCAATATCTGCAAAATATGCCGGATTATCTGGCCGGTTACTTTGCCGATCGCTACAGCAAAATCCTCTCAGCAAATAATGGCCGCCGTCGGGCCAATGCGTTTCTGCGCCAAACTATCGGCCAGAACGTATTGCCACGCCTGCAGTTGGTTCGCAGTCGCTATCGTCTTGATGAAGCCGCTCAACATGAACTGCCGTTCATAAAGCAGCTTGATCGTCTGCCTACGCTTGACCGGCAGGACGTGCGCGATCTGGCTTATAAAGTCGCATCCTATCTTTCGCTCAGTTTGGCTGAGTTTGTCGATAAAACCTCATTGCCACAGGAAGCGGACGAGCAGACCATAACCTGCATTGCTTATCGCTACCTTGCTGAGCTGGCCGCATTGACCGGCACGCAGCCGCCATATTGGGCGAAGTTCAAAGCCTGCAAAGGTGAGCTGAGTCTGCGCAAGGCGCAATCCGGTTTGTTACGCATGATGGCGCCAGAGTGGTGGCGCGGCCGTCTTAAGCAGATGCGCGATCTCCAGCGCGAGCACATGGCAATCGCTGTTGGGCAGGTGCAGAAATCTGCTTCGCCTTACGTTTCACGCGGCACGCTGGCCGAATGGGTCGAGCAGAAGAAACGCAACCGCGAGTTCTTCAAACGCTACGACTTGATGAACAAAGAGACCGGTGACCGTATCGCAATGGACGAGATGGTCAACCGCAGCACCGCGAACCCGGCCATGCGCCGCCGCGAGTTGATGACCAGAATGCGCGGCTTTGAAGACATCGCCAACGAAACCGGCTGCGTAGGGTACTTTTATACGATCACCGCGCCGTCGCGTTATCACTCAGTTTACAGTCAGGGCGGTTTCATTACCAAATGGAACGGCTCAAGCCCGCGCGATACGCAGCGCTATCTCTGCCGCGTTTGGGCGCGTATACGCGCCGCGCTGTCACGCGAAGAAATCCATGTTTTTGGTTTCCGTGTCGTTGAGCCTCATCACGACGGCACGCCACACTGGCACATGCTGCTGTTTATGCTGCCGGAACATCGCGAGCGTGTGCAGCAGATCATGCGTGAGCATGCCAGCAAAGAAGACGCCGACGAACTGAGCACGCCGCAGGCGCGCAAAGCGCGTTTTCACGCTGAGCCTATCGATCCCACTAAAGGCAGCGCCACGGGTTACATCGCTAAATACATCTCCAAAAATATCGACGGCTTTGCAATGGACGGCGAGAAGGACGATGAAACCGGCTCAAACATGCGTGATATGGCGAAAGCCGTCTGCGCGTGGGCTTCTCGCTGGCGCATCCGCCAGTTCCAGCAGATTGGCGGTGCGCCGGTCACTGTATGGCGCGAGTTACGCCGTCTCGGCGATACGCGCCTACCAAACGAGAAGATGGACGCCGTGCTGGCGTCTGCTTCCGTTGCCAGCTGCTGGGCGTCTTACACCATGGCGCAGGGTGGTCCGCTGGTCGCGCGTGATGACTTGGTGATCCGCCTTTGTTACGAGATCACCGAAATGGGCAACGAATACGCGGAGGACGTGCAGCGCGTTCAGGGCATCTACTCGCCTCACTATCAAGATTCAGAAGTATTCACGCGGCTGGTGAAGTGGGAAGCCGTTGCCAAATTGGCCGATGCATCAGCGGAGGCTGGTCCTTCTGGCGGCAACGCCGCCCCTTGGAGTTCTGTCAATAACTGTACGGGGCCAGAGCGTCGACGGTTAGAGCTGGAACTAAAAGCCCGTGGTTTTGAGGGGCACGATGAAGAAATTAGCCTTCTTTCCAGAGGATGCAGCCTAAATGCGGGGGCGAGGCGACGGCTTTTTTACCAGAACGGAAGGATTCAGGAGGCAAAATTGGACCGGTGACAATCTGGAGCAATCCCATTGAAAGATAAAAAAGAGTTTCACATTAATGTGAGTTTTATATACTGTATGCATATACAGTTAATTGTTGAATGGGAGGCAACATGCAGGATTTTCTCTTGGAGTCGGTGAAACTCCAGCGCATTGATTTGTTTTTGAAACTTGTTGCTGTGAGTGACTGCACAGAGTTGGAAAAGAGCATGGCAATTGAGTGGGTTGCAGAGCTAACGGATGAGCTTATGGCGCGGTTACGTAATCACGAATACAGTCGGTCAATGCATCAATTAGAGTAGGAATGCGTGGTCCTGATAGCCACTGCGAGCGTGCATGTCTATGCTGCATGAATTCGCATGATCCAAAAAGGATCACATCTCTCTCGGCCCGCCTGTTATGGCGGGCTTCTGCTTATGTCATGCAGTGCATGAAAACCACTACGCAAAGCGGGCAGGCGTGGCGGGGCTACGAGCGCGCGCAAGAGCTTTTAAAACACAAAATTTTGTTGTAAATTCGTAAGAAAAATTTACGGATTAATCCTATGTTAAAATACTGGCTTGCTTGGGGTAGCTTGTTTGCACTACTCATGGTTTTCATGGGGTCTATACCCTTTTCACCATTTGAGAAATGGTGGTTTACTGCCAACTTTATGTCCAATGTCGGAATCATAAAGGCATTTTTATCGGTTTTAATATTATGCTTAGTTGCTTACTTATTAATAATTGGTGCTGCTTATAAACGTTATTCATTCAGAATTGAGCAATTAAATTTTGGAGGAATAAATGTTCTTTTTGATAACTCTGATATTCTGTTCAAAAAAACAATTAAGAATTACCTTGATACTAAAAGAACTTTATTCAAGTTAGATGCTCATCATGATGCATTTGATGAAGTGCTTAACTCATATTTTGAATGTTATAATTTCATTAGGACCGAAATAAGAATCCTAAACTTGAAAAGGCAACGAGACAGAGAATTATACAACATTGCAAACGAAGCTTTGAAAGTACTGAATATTTTCCTGACTGAACATCAAAATAATTACAGGCGCTGGCATAAATATGTTTCAGAGAAGGACAGTGTTCTTACTCAGGATAAAAACAATAACGGAGATTTCATTTCATTGCCCTACCACTTAACCCCCATAGGCACAGTACAAATTCATTATTACCATTTTAATAAAATATTAGATGGATTTTCTAACGTGAATAAATTTTTTAGTGGTGACTTTGCCATTAAATTTAATGTTAACTTAAAGAAATGGAGTTAGTAATGCATAAAACCTTTTTGAGCTACCATCACGCAAACGAACAAGATTTAAAAGATGAAATAATAGAAAAGTTTGGGGGTGCTAATTTCATAGATAAATCCGTTAGTGACGGGGATATAAGTACGACAATTAGCGAAGAGTCCATTATGAGAAAAATTCGCGAAGACTACCTTGCTGATACGACGGTCACTATAGTGTTAATTGGGAATGAAACGAAAAATAGGCCGTTTGTTAATTCTGAAATACAAGCTTCGCTTTGGGGCGACAACTATAATGGATTGATTGGTGTTATTAGAGACGACATTTATGATCATGTTTTTACTCCAGCAACATGTTCAGATGGAGGTTGTGGGTGTGGGCTCAACCTTAGAAAGGTCGGGTGGGGATATGACTATTACTTGCCTTATTTAATAAAAGAAAATCATGTTTACCAAACAACTGTCCCGCATTACAACGACACAGATGTTTTTTGCTCACTAATAAAATACTCTAAATTTATAAAAAACCCGGAATTTTACATAGATCAGGCTTTTGATAAAAGAAAAGTCATGGAACCAGCAGCTAAAAGAAATGCTACAGATGTTCCAGCAATTCGCACAAAATCATTGTTTAGTTGGTAAATTCATAGGGGCATACAAAATATGCCCCTATCTTTATATTATTCAGACTCTAACTCGTAACGACTAAATTTTACTACCTCCTCTCCGAGCCAAACGTTAAGTTCTTCAAAACGCTTTTGCAATGGCGTAAGTTCATTACGCACAAAAACTTTGCTAGCCTTTTCCACGTCACCGAACCCGCCCGTATTGCTGGGGATAATTCCCATCAGCTGCGGTGGAACGCGATGCACGGCCAGCATGTCGTCGCGGCTCACGTTTTTGATGTTCAGGAATTCATCCTTCGCCGCCACCTCTGACAGCGGAATGATCTGAATGCCGTCCTTTTTCCCGTTCGGGCTGTACATAAACAGGTTACGGAAGTTGCCAGGGCCCTTTGCGCTTTTCATGGCACCGCGAATATTGTCCACGTCCTGCTGGCTCTGCGCCGGATCGGTCATGTACATGATGAAACCCGCATGGCTGCCGTTGAGGTAATACTTGCGGCGGAACAGCGTAGCCGACTCATTCAGCAGTGCAGACGGGATAGCCGACAGGTAGCCCGGCAGGCCGTAAATTTCCTGATTGATGTCCGGCTCCATCAGGTGAAACACGCAGCCCTTCGCAAACTCATACGGCTCCGTGTTAATGCCATAGTGCGCATACCAGTACGTGTCTAAATCGAGGCCACGCCGGGTAAACTTTGCCAGCGACGGCTCCAGCTTCAGCACGTTACCGAGGCGGCTGGTCCGCTTCTCCAGATAGGCATTGCCGAAAATAAGGTAATCCAGCGCAAAGCGGCTGATCGCCTGCTGACTCAGCAGCGGATGCGGGATAAAGGTACTCGCCAGAATATTGCACTTCACGCTGATGGGTGAGCTGTGATGCACGGCGGCGCGGAACGTGCGCGCCAGCCCGTCAACGCTCACGGGTGGCTCATACCAACGATCATTGATAACGCACTCCACATAGTCCAGCAGTTCGCGGCGGTCCAGCACCGGGATCGGGTCGCCAAAGGTAAACGCCTCCGACGCTGCCTCGCTGGTCATGTTATCCGGCTGCGGCACGGGCTGCGTGCGGGTGCGGTTCCTGCGTTTGCTCATCAGTAAATCTCCACAATGTTCTGCGTGTGTGCCGC